ACATCAAGAAAATTCTCGTGAAAGGATAACGCTTGACTATGCAAAAGAGTTTTATCATTCTTATTACGATTTTCACCTATCCAAATAGAACCTTTTGGATGTACATCTTTTATTTCACTAAATTTAATCATTAAGAGGTATGAGTCCTTTATCTATTAAATATCCGTCTTCGCCTATCGCTCTATCAGATGTAAATTCTTTTGTATATTCTCTAATGCCTGGAATCACAGCTGCGTGTGCATCTTTTACATAAAACCATAATGATCTAGAAATAGGATATGTACCATTACTAATTAATTCAAATTCTGGACTAACACCATTAATTGTTGCAGGCTTTACTTTATCTCTATTTTCATCTAAAAAAGAATAACCAAATATACCTAATGAATCTGGGTTTGTTGTTAATTTTTCAATTATTAGATTGTCGTTCTCACCAGCTTCTACATATGCTCCATCTGTTCTTATTGCACGACATTCAGATTTATATAATTTTTTATTACTTTCTTTAAGTTTTTTTCTCTCTGGATAAGTTTTACAACCTTTTTCAATACCAAGTTCATTAAGTGCATCTCTAGTACCAGATGTTGGTGGTGGGCCGTAAACGACAATAGGTAAGTCTGGATATGTTGGATTTATCTCATTCCATTTTTTATATGGATTAGGTTTTACAGTTTTACCATCAATGTCTGCTGGTACATCTTTTGCAAGTGCAAGATATAAATCTCTTAAAGATAAATGAAAGTTAGCACCTTTTTTTGAGTTTGCAATCGCAATACCATCATATCCTATTTTAACTTCTGTAATATCTTTGATACCATTCTTTTTACAATTATCTATTTCGGTTTGTTTTATTCTTCTTGATGCATTTGTTATATCTGGGTGTTGTGTTCCTAGTCCAGCACAAAATAATTTTAGTCCACCACCAGAACCAGTTGACTCAACTACTGGTGTTTTAAATCCACTAGTCTTACCAAATCGTTCTGCAACAGTTGTTGCAAATGGATATACAGTTGAACTACCTACTATTTTAATTTGGTCTCTTGCAAATAAATTTGTTGCAAAAAATAATGTTAATACAAAAATTAAGTTTCTCATTTCTTTCTCCTACATTTCCATATTACTTGCTTCGACATATAAACCTTTTAACATAGTTTTCAATCTATTTTTATCAAGATTGTTGACATCTAAATCATCAACATAACTATCTAATAAAGTTATAGTATCTTGTGCATTTTCAATTATTTCATTTTTTACATTTTCTGCTTTTAAATCAGAAAAGTCTTCAATAATTTTTACATCGTGAGCTTGTGACTCAGTTAAAACTTTGTCAACAAATCTATCAAACATATATAAATCTTTTTTGTTTACTACAACAAGTTTTACATATTTGTCTTTTAAATCTTTTATTTGATTGTAATTGAAATCTTCACCATTTGAATCATCATAATAAACTTTTTTAAATATAGTATATGGGTTAATAATTCTTTCTAGTGTTCTTGTTTCTGTGTCAAATATATGAAATCCTTTTGGACATTTGTCATCATTCCAAAATATTTGATAAGGTGTACCAAGATAAAATATATGTCCGTCATCGGACTTCTTATGAAAGTGTCCAGACATAACCATATCAAATTTATTAAATACAGATTTTTCCATACCAGTTTCACTTGGGAAACCATGATGCATTTCAAAACCTTTTATCTCTAAATGACCCATAGCTACTGTTGCGTTAGTTTTACTGATGTGTTCAATAGTTTGTTTTTCATTTGTAGAGTTAATCCAAGGTATAAAACATATTGGTATATCAAAATCAACAGTTTCTGTTTCTCTGTATATCTTTATGTTATCATAACGACTACCAATCAGTTCATCAAGTGAGTTTACATCATTAGTATTCTTAAAGTATGTATCGTGATTACCCACTATCATATGCACTTTAATATCATTTGTCACAAAAGTTTCACAAAACTTTTCTCTAAAGTCTTTTGCAATTTTATATGATACAAACTTTCTTCTATCCATTACATCACCTAAATGAATACAAGTGTCTATGTTATGTTCTTTTAAATATGGAAAAAATATATTTTCATAGAACTCATAAAAATAATTATTAAAATGGTCGTGGTCATTTCTTGCACCGAAATGAGTGTCAGTAACTAATGCGATTTTCATATTTAATCTATGACACCCTCGGCCTTTAGATATGATATATTTTTAAGTTGTTGTTCCTTTATCAAATCTTTTGATTGACCTTCATATGCAACACCAATATAGTGTTGTATCATATAATCTACTAATCCTCTTTGTCTATCTTCTTGACCATCAAATATAGTAAAGTCACCTAAAGTTCTACCATACTTACCACTTTTATCTTTACTTGTTTTAAGAACTTGTGTAGAACCAACTGGAAGAAACCCCTCTACAACACTTTTTGCATATAGACCAGCTTTCTTTTCCTCTGGGTCTCTTGTCCTTGATTCTGGAGTATCAATACCTTTTAGTCTTATTCTTTCGTTCCACAACCAAGTATTGAAACCTAAATCAATATTGACATCAACAGTATCACCATCAACAACTCTTACTATTTCACATTTATATTCATACATTACTTTTTTCCATTTATATGTGTCCAAAGTTGTTCAACTAAATCGTCTTTCAAATATCTTCTATCTAACTCAATACCATGTTTGCGACCTACTTTTTCTAATTCTCTTTTAGTCATAGTCATAAGTCTTGATTTTTTTATTTGTTTTGGTTTTGGTTTAAATAGATTCGTAATGAAACTAAACATACTATTCTCCTTTGTATCCGTCAATATGTTTCCATTGACTATCATATATGTAAGATTTTAAATCATCATATCCACCGATATGTTCGTTCTTCTCATTCCATATTTGTGGAACAGTTTTGAACCCTTGTTTTTTAAAATCTTCTCGTATATCATTATTTGATACATTGTGTTCTTCATAATCTATATTGAAATTTTCCATAAGTTTTTTGGCTTTATCACAATAAACACAAGTATCTGCTGTAATGATTCTGTATTTAACTCTTTTTTTTATATAATTATCTAAGTTCATTTTTCCTCTTCATAAAAGTTTTCTAAACTTTTTTTAGTTTCTTTTTTCTTTGTCTTTGATTTATAAACTTCTTGACCATCTGATGGTAACATATTCTTTTGTAAATAATCCATATATTGATTACCATAGTTTGTATCATCAAGTGGATTTTGGTCAAAGGTAGGCATCATACTTTTCTCTATTATTTTATGTTTAGTATGTGTTTGTTTCTTTTCTTTTTGTATTCTACGAATAAATGCATAATATATTATTTGTGTAAAATATGAAAAAGGATTCTTTGATTTTTCTGGATTAAAATTATTTACATACTGTAAACAGTTTTCTATACCATCACCTATCATTTCTTCTTTATATGAATAATTAATAAAGTTAGGTCTGTACGATAAATGTTGTGCAATCTTCATAAAACATTCACCAATGTAATCTGTTACTGGGGGTATATCCTCACCAGCAGATTCTGCATCTTTAACTTTTTCTTTCCAATCAATTATTGCTTGTAAAAATTCTTTATTATTAACATAGTGTTTTGCATTTGCAGCCATTAATATTCCTTGAGTGATAGTACCACATAAAATTAATCAAGTCAACCATACTAAAAAATTTATTTTAGTATTGACAAGACTCTTTAATTGAGTTATACTATTTTTGATTTCAGACAGATTAGTTATTTTTTTTAGATTCATCTTCATCATAATAATAATTACAATATTCTTCTACTGCATTTTCAAACTTATCTTCTTCAGATATTTCTTCTTTCATTTTCTTTTCTAACTTTGAGTTAGCTTTATCTAACGCAGAATAATTATCAAACTCTTTATACTTTTTAATTATATATTGATAATATTTACTTAATCCAATATTTACTCCATGATGTACAACTATTTGACTTCTTTCTATTGCAAATGTTTTCTCATCAGTAAAGGTAGCCCACTTACGAAGTGCAAGGTTTTCTTCGTATTCACCTCGTTTATTCATAGTGGTCATATTAATTAACTTTAATGGTAAAGAAACTTTAAGATAATCATTTTCTGTATCATGTACCATACAGATGATTTCATCACCATTAGATAGTTTTAATATTCTTGGATTATTACTCATTCCATAACCTTAACTTTTGATTCATAGGTGTCCAGTCTGTGGGTGGATCATCAAATTCTGTGGTATTGTAATCTACATTAGACCAGAAATGATTAAACACTTCTTCTTTTGTACCACCCAATATATTAAATTCTTTAAACATTTCGTTTATTCTTTTTTTAGTTTTTTCTTTATTGTATTCTATTTTTCTTTTATAGTCATACATTTCTTTAAACTTTATATATTCTGGTTTTGATATCATAATTTTATCCTATGTATTGTATAATCAAATTGTTCTTGGTTGTATATATTTATTCTTTCCATAAAATGACGAAGTGTAAAGTTCTGTCTACTTTTATGTGTAAAATCATCTGCAAGGTCAAACAATTTACAGTTATCTTTATTACTACCTAATCTTAAACCTCTACCAATAGATTGTAACACTCTTATTTTACTTTTAGATGGTGAAGAAAAAATAATATTGTGTAAGTTTTTAATATTAATACCAGTAGAGAAAGTACCATATGATGCAACGATGATTGCATTTTTAGATTTTTCAGTTAAAGCTCTAATGTCTTCTCTCACTAACGCATCAACTTCTCCACTAACGAAAAATACTTTTCTATCTTTGTATGTGTCTGATATAAGTTTGTGTAAAGGTTTTCCATGTTTTTCTACATATTGATATAATACTAATGTATTACCACTCAATGGACTAATTAATTTATTTACAAAGTTTAATCTTTTTTTGTGATTAACTATATAATCTATTTCATCTGCATACTTTAAATCTTTTACTATTTTACATTCATTATCATCATATCCTAATATTAAACTATCTATTTTAAGATTAGATAATGTTTTCTTTTCCATAAGTTCTTTGGTGGATATAACTTTATTCACAGTACCAAATACACCTTCTAATACTAGTTTATGTGTTTGTAAATCATCAAGTGTGCCTGTTAAACCAAAACGATATTTACATAGATGTAATTTATTCATAATAGATGTTAAAGATTTAGATTTAAAAGTATGAGCCTCATCACCTATTACACAACCGAATTGTTCAAAATATTTTTTAGGAAATTTATAGAGTGATTGCCAAGTTGATATGACAACATCTTTAATAACTTTTTTATCATGACCTTGATAAATTTTTTGCATATAAGATTCTAACCAACCATAATCTAAAAAGTCTGAATACATTTGTTCTACTAAACTTGTTGTTGGAACTATTATAAGTGTTTTAAGATTTTTTGAATGACACCATCTAGTAAGTCCATAAATGATTAACGATTTACCAGATGCAGTAGGACAAACAAAAAGACCACGACATTTTCTGGCACCATAAAGAATACTAGAAATCTGATAATCACGAGCTTTGTATGGAATTTTAAGATGTTTAATAAATGATTTAATAGTTGAGTCATCTATATTCTCTGGTTTTGCATCAAATTTTAATTCGTATCTTATGTCATTTCGTTTACAAAATTCTCTGATGTATGGTAACAATCCCAAATAGATTTGTCCAGTAGCAACTGAGAATAGTCGTATTTTTCCATCCCATACTTTGTTTCGATAACTGGGCATAAATCTTGCACCAGGCACTTCAAAGGTAAAATACTCTGAGAGTTCTCTTGCAATATGTGGTTCTGTTTCAATTCGTATGTATACTTCATTTTTTTTCTCTATTTTCATAAGGTACTTCTTCTTTGTCTAATTCTGGAAAAGGGTCTTTATGATGTTTTAGTTGTGCATCTGCTTCATTTGCAGCTCTGACCTTTTCCATATCTTTTGTAGTGTGTGGAAGACCAAGTGCTGGTCTAGAATCAAATTTACAAAAATCACCATATGGGCCGTTCTTGTCTACATAATGTAAAAATACTTGTGTTTGCCATGCACCCTCTGGTGCATCGAACGCTTCTCTCCAATGTTCCACTTCACACCCACGATAGATTACTCCATCACCAGGCTCCATTGGAATCATTTTACCCTTTGAACCTCTCTCTCCAGTTTCTGGGCCGACAAACATACCCCAGTTATAATCTTCTTTACCTTTATAATCATATCCTAAACAACAAGTAATAGATACTTCACAAGATGGTCTATCTTTATGTCTTTTTAATACATCACCTATTTTATATAATCTATAATAAGAGTAAGTAGGCCATAATTCTAAACCAGTAGATTGTTCTATTTTCTTTCTTCCAAAATTTAAAAGTGTTTCCATAAGTGGATCACCATAAACACTGTGACTGCCTGGTATTTGTGCATTTTCATTTTCTGGTCTGAAATTACTTGCCCTATCATAATGAGAATATTGAGCCGCTACTTTTGCAATATCTTTTGGTATCATCTCTTTGATGAGAACATATTTTTTTTCTTTGAAAAATTTTGCTGTATCAATCATCTGAACATCTTCCCTAAATTCCATATTACTAATGAATATCTAGTACCCTCAGTAACTGGTGTAACCAAGTGATGTACAAATGATGGAAATACTATTATAGAACCCCTTGGTCTTATTTCTGTACAAGTATGATATCTTTTGTTACCAGCGTGTGGGCCGAAGTCAAACTTTAGATTACCACCTTTGTAATGTTTTGGATTTGTTAAGTTTACTGTAACAGAAAGTTTTCTAGTTTTATTAAATTGATTTGGATTATCTACAAAACCAGGCGCTGGAATATATCTAGGTAAACCAGCAAACTTACCACCTCTGTAAGTTTTATCAAACTTTATTTCTTTACCAGTTTCATCTTTTGCAATCATCCATGAACCATCTGTATTTTTTCTTCTTTGTTTTTCATCAGTCGGATCAAAAGGTATGTATGGTCTTGAACCACCATCAGTATGCCACGAATAAAACTGGCCAGGATTGTAAACTGTAAACTGACAAGTTTCAGAAAAGTCCCACTCGTAATTCCAACCAGCTTTATGATTTGCTTCATGTATGTAAGGATGTATTAGTTCATAAATCCATCTATCTGCTAACCAACCAACTTTAGTATCTCTAACATAAACATCTTCTTCTTTGATACCTTTTTTTCTTCTACCTTCAGCGGTCAGATGATTTTGTGCGATATTACCAGCGTTAGATGTTTCACCACCCTTTTGTCTAAAATCAAAAGTGGTAGCATCAGTTGCTTGTTTTCCACTTCTTTGTTCTGTCATTGTCATGTCAGACAACCCTCTCTCTATAATTGCATTACATTGTTGGTCATTTAATGCACTTTTAAAATAGTAATAATTATTTTCAGCTATACTCATAATGCACCTTCCGTATATTTTATCCAAGTGGTTATATTTCGTAATTGAAATCCTCTATTGTGTAAATTTTTGATTATATGTTCTAAGTAACTTGATACTACTTTTAGATAATCTAACTTGGATTGCAGTTTAATCATATCCTCGTCTGATTCAAGATATGTTGGAATATCTTGTCTTAATATTTTTAACTCAAATGGTTTTTCTGCTTTACCAGAATAGTATTCCCATTTTTGTTTTCGTAACAACTTCATATCACTTTCTGCTTTACTATGCATTAATCTAAAATTACTATACAATTTTAAATATTTATTAAGTAATGCAGGCGACCTTGTTTCTTCTAAATTGATGTTAGTTTCATCAATCTTAGAATCTTTATCAAACATTTCTTGTATTTTTTGTAAGTCCATAAGGTATTATATATTATAATGTAAAAAATGTCAAGTTATTTTAAATTTTCAAAATCATAGATTTGATATTGGAATGTTGCAGTTGCACTTAGATATTCTGTGTCTGTTGAGTCATTTGTATATTGTAAGGAAGATAAAGATACTGGATAGACATTAGAAAACAATATATTTACTACTGGATTATTTTTATTTGATAATATAGTAAGTGTTGCATCAGAGTACATCGCACTATCTGGTGTTCTTGGTTTTACAGAATCTGATGGTTTACTTTTTGTATTTGCAGTTGGAAACCTATCTACATTATCTTCTCTAAAACTTTGAAATTCAGCTCGTTCTTTAGGAAACCCTATTGCACGAATCCATTTATGTAACTCTTGATAATTCTCTAAATTTTCATCAACTAAAAATGTAATCTCTAAATTTTCATAAGTTATCTTGTCTGGTAAAACTGGTATATCTTTAAATGGTGTAGGAAATAATGCCTCACCCATGTTGATGCCTGGGACATTACACGCAGTGGTAAAAAATTGAACTTTAGGTAATTGTAAAATAGTGAACCTATACTGCGTTGGTGCAGAATAGTCTATTACTTCTGGTTGTCTATTTATCGCTGTTAAGTCTGTCATACTATTATTTATAAACAAAAAAAAAGGGGAGCGAACTCCCCTTTTTCGTGGTGTGGTAGTTTTGATTACATTAAGTTAGCGACTTTAACTCTTCTGTAATATTGGTTAGTTTCTTTAGTAAATGCAGTATTTGAAGAACCAGCATCGTTATTATCTGCTAACGCACCAGCGTCTACAGCGAATGGGTTATCAATCATACCATATCTAGTTTTGAAACCAATTTTTGGTTGGAAAGTTTGCTCACCAACTGCTCTCACCATTTGTAGTGGAACATATGGGCAGTAGAAAGTACCAGCATCGTAAGGTGAAGTACCTTTGTATCCAACAACATAGTATTGACTTGCAGCTACATTAGCAGCATATGGGTCAACATATACTCTGTAACGACCATTCAATACACCAGCGAAAGTGTTTTGAGTGTCATCTACTTGTAGATTGTTGTTTAATGCAGACTGGTAATCTAAGATACCTGCCATTTGTAGAGCAGAAGCAACATCAGCACTTACTAGTAAGATGTTACCTTTTCCTCTTCTTGTTTTTTGACCGATTGCATTTGCATCTCTTTCAATCTGGAACATTAGACCTTTGAATTTTTCAACAGACCATCTACCATTTGAATCTGTATCTAAGTCAAAAGTACCAGCAGTAGTTGTATTTACAGCAGCACCTTCTACGGCAGTTCTGTAAATTCTTCTTACTACTTCCCTATTGATTTCTGCAAGAATTTCAGCAGAAAGGATGTTTGCAAGTTCTGTTTCTGCATCAAGACCATGAATCGCTTTTAAGTCTTGTGCAAGTTCCATAGTGTATTCTGCTTTAAGTGCTCTTGACTTTGCAGTTACAGTTGATTTCTCAATAGAGAACGCCATTTGTGCGAATCTGTTTTGAGAACTGTCACCTAATGCTTCAGCCTGTGCAGTAGTCATACCTTGTGTGAAAGTATAAGTACCTTCTGGTGAATCATTTAATACACTTGGGTTAGTTCCTTGTTGTGCAGATGATAGTCCAGATGAACTGTTATCAGCAGAAAATTCACCATCTGCTTCATCTACTAACGCTTCTGCACCAGACTGGTCATTGAATCTTGAACGCATTGCAAAGATTAAACCAGTTGGGCCAGTCATTGGTTGCACACCACAAATGTCATATGCAATCAAATTAGGCATAGCTCTTCTGACAAGTGAAATCAAAATGGGATCCCAATTTGCCATTGGATTAACACCACCTTGTTGTGCGTTAACTGGAGTTTCTGACAAGAAAGAAGCATCTTCTCTGAGTGCTTTTTCTTGGTTCTCTAATATAACAGTGGTAACGGCTCTTCTATACGCATCATTGATTTTTGGTAAATCTGGATGGTCTAAAACGGGCTGCCACTTTTCTTGTAATGAATGTGTTTGAAACATTTAGTTTCTCCTTATAAGTTTAATAATATTTATAATATTTATTAATTCATCGCCCTTTTGTGGGTTTTTTGAATCGCAGCCGTATATGCCGCCATTGCATCTGAAGAATCAACTTCTTTTGTATTTGTTTCTTCTGACAAAACTTCTTCTTTCTTCTCTTGAGAAGGGAAGTAAGAGTTCTTTAAAGTAACTAACTTCTCATTAAATCCTTTTTCGTCAGTAAACTCTACATCTTCTGTCAAAGATTTAAACTTTTCTTTTCCAGTTTCTGTTAAGTCTTTTGATACTTCAGAAATCATAGATTCTCTAACAAGTTCACCGATTCTATTAGAATGTGTTTTACCACTTTCCATTAAATCGTTTACTTTTTGTTTTAGTTCGTCTATTTCAAGTGATTGAGCTTCCAGAATATCATACTTCTCATCTGGAACATCAATGTAGTGGTCTTCGAAAAGAGATTTTAAACCAGTAATAAAGTCTTCAGCGATTTCTCCCTTTAGACCTCTTTCGATTGCTAGTTCATTTTCTTTCTTCCACTCTTCAGTTACATAGTTTAGATATGCATCAACTTTGTCAACCATATCTTCTTTTGCTTCTGAAAGTTTTTGATTATGATTTTTCATCAAAATATCTTCGATACTTGCGATTTTAGAAGAAACTGCAGCTTCAAAGATTGTTTTTGCTTTTGTTTTAAACTCATCAGAAAAGTTTTCACCTTCTGTTAAAGCATTAACATCAGCATCTACATTTACATTGTAGTATTCTTTCTTAAGCTTTTCGTCCATTTCTTCTTCATCATCATCTTTTTTATCTTTATCATGGGCACCTTCATAAGAACCTTCCATACCCTTTACCATACCATTATACATTGCGACTAACTCATCTTTTGAATGTTTCTTACCAGCCATGTCTTTCATAGCAGTAATGAGTTCATCCTTTTTCATTTTTTGGGGGTCTTTACCTTCATCTTTTTTTTCGTCATCACCACCATCACCAGAACCATGATGTGCTTCTTTAACGATTTTCATGTCTTCTGCCATAACTTTTCTTTCAATACCATGTTTGAAAGTAACATCATACCATGCAACATATCCGTCATCATCTGGAACTGCGTGTGAAGCGTGAAGAGGTTTACCTTTACCCCATACTGGGTGTTCCACAACAGTAGCACAGTCATGGTCTTTAGTATGACATAATGCTCTGATTTCGTCATCAGAAAAACCCTCTTTCATTTTGTCAGATTTTTCTGGTGGAACTGCACCTTTAGTTGGTGCTGATGTATCTTTTTTCATTTTTTTAGATGCATCTGGTTTTCCAGCCATATTTGCATCTTTTTCTGGGGTTGGGCCAGGAACTTCTTCTGGTTTTTCACCATTTTTCATTTTAGGCATAGGGTCTGCTTTACCAGAACCTTTAGTAGGAGCATCGTGAGCTGCTTCTTCTAATTCTGCTTTTACTTCCTTTTCCAATTCCTCAATAGTTTGGTCTAAATCGGCCATTGGTTATCTCCTTGTTATATTCATATTTATTTATAGTTTTATAACTTTTTAAGAAACTTTGCAAACGCAAGAGCTTCAATATTAGGAGTTTTTTTACGCACTCCCTCTTGAATATCGTTTACGATTTCTTCAATTTGAACTTCTTTTAAAAGTCCGTTGTCCCATACCCATTCCTTTCCCTCCATAATACCTTGTACAAAGGCGTTTGGTGCAGAAGGGTCTGCAACTATATCAGCAGCAGCTGCTAACATAAAATCTGGTTTGACATAGTTTGCACCATTTTTTTGTACCAAACTACCCATACCTCGTGATGAAACACCTAATGTTCCACCCTCATCCATAATATTCTTTACAATTTTACCCATAGGTGTGTTCATAATTTTTGCTTCACCTATGAAATTTGAACCATCTTGTTTTAATGAAGTTACCATATGAGATACTCTGTCTAAATTAACAGTAGGCCCCTCTGGGTGTCCTAATTCACCATATGCTCTATTTTTAGAAACAAATTTTTTGTTATAGTTGTCAACTTCATTTTTTAATACTTCTACTGGATAAACTCTACCATTCCGATTCTTTATGTCACCTTGCATAAAGATACCCTTAATTTTATAAGTTTTACCCTTTTCGTCCTCTTCTTTTAAAAATTGAACATCTTCTAATGTTTCAGATATTAGTTTCATAACTCTTCCTTATGATAGGTTATTATAACCAGAAACTTTTCTTAATTTCATAATGACAAAACCAACACAAGCTGCATCATTTTCCATATCAATATCACCATCTACACCAGTTCCACCATTATTTGTAATTGGTGGTAGTTGTTGACTACCAATATTAAAATTACCATTACCATTTAATGTAAGTGCAGTTACTGGAGCATCTGCGTGAAACTCTATTTCAGTGGTAGAACTAACACTCCAAGTACAAGATACAATCGCAAGTCTGGGGTCAGTTGAAGCACCAGAAAGTGCAGATGCATCTACAACTCCAGTTGCAGTACCATTTGTCCCAGTAATTGTGACATGAACGACTGTTTCAAAGTCTGTATCTTTTAATGTTCTTGATACATATGCCATTTTACTTCCCTATTGTTAACATTTCTTTTTCAAAATAACCCATAAGTTCATTTTTTGAAACTTTGAACTTTTTTACTGCGTTATCTATTGTTTTCTCAAAACTATTTATAAAGTCTGAGGGTTTTGCATCCATTTGTTGGAAAATGAAATCAACAGACTTTTTCATTTTAGGTGATAACTTCTTATACTCAACAGTCTTTTTATGTTCATCTTTTTCTATTATCGTTGAATATAGACTATCAAACCTCATCATCGCCTGTCTCTGATTGTGGGATATGTCTAGTTACCATATCTTTTGAAATGATTTTTCTTTCATCTTCTAACTTTTGACCAACCTTATCAGACATAACAGATTTAAATTCAGACTCTGCACCTATATTATCTTGATCCATGATATTATCTATCATATTACTTATTTTTTCTTTGCTCATTATTAGCTCCTTTATTTTCACTCATGTTAATATCTTCCTCGTCTCCACCTTCCTCTTGTTCCATTTCGTTGTCCATTTCTTGTATTTCTTCATCAGTAAATTTTAATACATTCTTTTTTACCCAACTTTTTGAAAAGTATTGACCTACATAACTTTCAACTTGTCCTAACATTTCAAGTCTTTCTCTCATAAGTTCTGCATTTTTAAGTTCTGTAAAGTTGTTATCTTGTAAGAAGTCATATTGAATATGTTCTTTCATATCTTTCCATTCTTCATCTGCGATAACACCTTTTAAAACTAATTGTGTTCTTAACATATCAGTAAATATAACTGAGAACTTTTTTCTAAGTCTTGCAACAAACTTTGTAAATTTAAGTTCATCTCTAGTAATCTCAGTTGACCTACCCAATGAAAAATTTTGTTCTGCTTCTAATCTTGATATGGGAACATTCAATGAACGATACAATTTTCTTTGAAAATATGTAATATCATCTATCTCACCTAAATTAGAACCACCAGGCAGTGTAGTAATCTCTGTTCCTCTACCACCTTCTCTTCTTGGTAACCAAAAATCTTCTAACATACTCATTTGATTTCTATCGTCACGAATCTCACCAGTAGATGCATCATACACAAGTTTGTTACGATAACGATTCATAACATCTCTTAAATATTGTTCTGCTTTTATTTTTGGTAAGTTTCCTACATCAATATAAAATATTCTTCTTTCTGGGGCTCTTGATATACGATAAATTACAACTGCATCTTCAATCATTCTTAGTTGGTTTACTGGTTTGATTGCTTTATTAAGATATGATAACACAGTCCCTTTATGCATATCGATCAGTCCAGATGGACAATATGTAACAGAATCTAATGTTAATCTTAAACCAGTTGTTGCGTTATTTATTGAACCTCCTGCTGGATTGTAAAGATAATACTCCTTGACATTTTTTACAACATCAACACCTTTACTACCAGTTTTATCTGTTTCTCTAACCTTTTTAATTTTTCTTGGGTCTACATATCTTACACTTTGAATACCCATTCTTGGATTTTTAGAATCGATAATTTTATGGTAAAATATTCTACCATCAACATACCATCTTCTAAAGATATCATGTGCTTTAGTATCAAAGTCTAAAAGTTTCAAGACATTTTCAAACTCTTCTCTAATCTTATTTTTAATATTTTGGGAATATTTTAAATTGTCAAGAGATATAGAAACACACATATCTCTTTCATCAGAAGCGATTGCTTCACTTACGATATCTTCTATTGCACTATCACACTCTGGTTGTATTGCAATATCTCTATATCTACGGATAAGGTCATCCTCTGTACGAGAACGACCATCCGTATCCATAACTGCTGAATAAAATCCACCACTTACTGCATCATAAGTTCCATCATCAGAAGATGGTTCAACAATAGCTGTTGGACTTTTTTCTTTTCTTTTTATCTCAAAACCGAATACATCAACCATTAATAACTCCTACTTTGTATTATTTAGTAGAGTTATAGATTGATACCAGATACTCTAAATGTGTCATAACGCCAAGTTATCTCAAATTCTTCAATCGCATCATTAGTGTCATATGCAAGTTCTATTGCACCAATGGCTCTTGGAAAACAACCCTCTAAAGTATACTGATGTAATACAGTATCATCTCTATCTAGTTGTTGAACAATCATATCAACTCTGTAATCTGCTGGATTTGTTGCACCAGTATTATTCACAGTGTCGTTAATACCATTCATCCATCTTTCCATTTCTCTACGAATTGCAAAGTCGGTATCATTAAATACCATAGTTGTCCATTCTGCGAACTCCCTTTCACCAGCAACATATAGATTTCTACCTCTAAATGGAACTGCGATTTCAGTTAGTTCTTGACCTGGCAAACTGGTTGCTTTACATAAAAATGAAAATTGTTCAGTATTAATACCAGCGGTTACTACACCAACAGGCGGTGGAAGAATAACTCTAAACTGATTGGCACGAGCACCACCACCAGCGAGTCTTGATTTAAAATCGTTAATGTTTGCCATCTTATCCTCCTACCTCTGTAAATGCGACCCCAGTTCTAACTGCGATAAAGTTCAGAGTTATGAAGTTGATAGCACGAGCTGGTTTGACGAAAATGTCTGCAATAAACTCATTTCTATCAATAACTTCACCAGTGTTATTTGTTTCATCTGCAACAACTTTAAAATCAGTAAGTCCTCTTTTACCTTGAATATCTCTCAAGAAAGGTTCTACTAAATTTTTAAACTGTGCTCTTGTAAATTCATCGTTGAACTCAAAGAGTTGGAACTTAGCTGCAGTTGCAATCGCTTTTTCTAGGATAATGAATAATCTTCTTACATTGATTCTATCAAAAGCACTTGGTTTTGCAAGTCCAGTCTTATCACCAAATAGAACAGTTCCCTGGCCAGGGAATGTAACTACTGGATTAATTCTTGCTTTATATAGTGTATCTCTTTGTGATTGTGTAGGAACAAAAGGTAATTTTACTGCACCTTTTATTTGACCTCTATTGAAACCACCAGGCGAGAAAAATGCTTCTGCAACTTGTTCTGTTTGTGCAACAAGTCCAGCAACATCACCATTAAGTGGAACATAACGATAAACATCATTGAATCTATCGTACATATATTTGTATCCACTATCAAACACTGCATAAGAAGAACTTGTTAGTGTATCAAAGAAGTTTTTGACATTTATAGTCATAGTTTCTTGATTAGCTACACCAACTACATCACTTCTTTCTGGTGAGATGAATGTCATACAGTCTTTTCTATTCTCTGAGATAGTAATCAAATTATTTGCGAGTGCTTGTCCTGCTTTTGCAGCCATAATTAGATTTACATCTTCAGTCTCTGCATCTTCAAAAAGTTTATATGCACTTAATTGTTCACCAGCTGTAACTGCATAGTCATCAGTTCCACCAGTAAGTGTAGAAGTGTCTATTGCATTTACAGAGGCAGAAGATGCTAATAAGTTATATGCAGTAACACTTTGTACTGATGCATCAGATTTTAAAACGATACCCCAGTCACCAGAACCATCTTTCATTGCAGATGGGTGGTTAACAACATATACAAATTGTGATTCTTCATAAATTCTGTCTACATAAAATAATGTATTACCAGATGAATCGACTGCTTCTGGGTTTTTAGAAACAAAAGGGAATGTTTCTATAACAGAACTTGTTCTTTGTCCAGCAACATCGTTGTCGAAACCAGTAACACTTCCAGTAGAATCATAAACTACTATGTGCATTTCGTCATCAGAAATACCTCTTGCAGTTGCGTGGTCAGAAGTACCTGGCTCTCCATCAAATAAATCAAAAAATCTCCAATATTTTGTAATAAATGAGTCATCTGCTAAATCTGCAATTAAACCTTTTCCAGCAGGGTCATCTAATTGTCTGATAGTTATTGTTTCTGCTGATGCGTCAAGAGCAGATATTTCGTATCTTACTCCCTCGTGTCCAGTTGCAAAAGTAGTACGACCAGCATCAGAATAAAATTCTATGATTTGACCAACTGCAAAATCACCAGCATCGAAAGCATCAAGTGTGATTGTGGTTTCACCAGCGGTTGCACTGCCATCGTTTACTTGTTTTGTTGAATTTTGACTAAATGTGTTTTTTGTACAGATATCTACTTTAATACCATTTCCATGTGTACCAGCAGTTCTTGATGCAAATACTCCAACACTTGAGTTTGCAGCTCCTAATGATAGATTAGGTCTGTAATTTTCTTGGTAGTCCAAGGTAGATTTAATTAATATTCCACCACCATCAGAGTCTGCGTTTAGAATCGCACTCTGTGTTCTCACAACTTTTAGTGTATTTGTATACTGTAAAAAATTAGCTGCAGTAAAGAAATATTCGTATTGATTTGAGGTATCTTGAGGTTTACCAAAAATTCTTACTAAATCTTGTTCTGAACTAATAGTAGTTATTTCACCAACTGGGCCTTTTTGAAAGGGGCCAGCAACAGCACCAATAGTTGTAGCAACGGCAGGGACAATGTTTGTTAAATCAATTTCTTTGACTTGAACGCCTGGAGAAACTAAAAATCCCATACTTCTACTCCTTTTTGTTATTAAATACTAAATTCAATTATATTTATAAAAAAACAGTTTTTATCATATTGATTTTATACGAAGTCTAAATATAAATATGAGTGACCATTATCAAAAATATAGAAACACGATTCGTAAAGTTGCACGAAGACATCGTAGATTAAAAGATAAATGGATTAATGAACAACTGAGAGGTAAATCTTGTAAATATTGTGCAGAGTCTGAAATTGTTGTTTTAAAATTTTATCCAGATGATAGAATCATTCGTTCACAATCTCAAAAAATAAGTTTGAAAGAAGAGAATCGTAAAGAACTTTTAGAAAAGATTGAAAATAATGAGGTAGTCTGTCAAAATTGTTTTATAAAATTAGATAATGATTTAATTGATGATGAACTTACCAGTTTGTATCGTACTTCCTAACAACACTAGACCATCTATTACCATATTCGTCAACAGTTTCTTCTTCTGGATCATTTATACCATCAACTACAAATCCAAAAGGTGCCATATCTTGTTCAAGTTGTGATTGACTTTCTTGGAATAATTTCTCACGAATATCACTATTAGTTAACTCTTTAAAGTATGTTTGTCCAGTTAACCACGCAAACAATACACAACACATCATTAAATCATCATGATGACCCTCTTCTGCTTGAAATGACTGTCCGTGTTGAACAAATGTTGACATTTCAGATATAATATCGAAATCTTCTAAAATAATTTTATTAGACTCTATAAGTGTTTTCAAATTAGAACAACCTAATTTTTTTACTGCTTTAGTTGTTCTAACACCAAGTTGAGCTCTACCACCACTAAAACCACCACCAACTATTTGACCAGCTCTACCTCGCATAGTTGACATAATTAAATTTTCATATTCTAAATCAAATTGCAATGCATTTGCAACTTGGTCACCTATATCATTTACTTCCACTAAAACAAATGCATTATTATATGCAAGACCGACTTCTTTAATTATATTTGGAAACAATAAAGGTTTTATTTCATTATTTTTATATTTTCCTACAAGTTTGTATGGTATTTCTGATACATCTAATACTATAAACGCAGATGAATCACCTTGTATTCCTCTTGCGACATCAGCAACTAAAACATAAGTTGATTCTTTATTTGGTTTTTCGTATATATCTAAACCAGCGTTTGATGTAATCGGTTTTTTAGATGGTATTACTTTAATCTTTGATGGATGTATTAGTGTATTAATAGAACCTAAAAACTCACACTCAAATTCTTTTGCAAACTGAGTTTCACTTGTGTTAGATATTGTTTCTTTTTTCCATTTTTCATCTCTGCCTGGAAC